CTTAAAGAGAAAGTAATAGTCGATTTAACTCATTGGAACTAAGATTATCCTTAGCGATAGCTTCTGTTTCTTTATCAAGTTGTGAAATATTATCTTTCCACCACTCTACAGAAGTACCATCCCCTTTCAATACACTATCTATAATGTCTTTGGGGAAGTGATTCAGACCAGAGAGTATTGGATTCCAAGATTCTTGTTTAACTGTACCGACTAGGAAATCAAAATCATATGATCTCAATAGCCTAGTATTACAAAGATACAAAATTTGATCCACTCTCTGGGGTGTCTTCATATGTGAGCAGTGTTTCCAGAAATCTGAATCAGTCTTTCCACCAGTATAATGAAGAGACACAAAATCTCTCATATCATCATACACTTTACCAATCATATGATTGTAAGAATCAACCAGGTATTGATTATCCATCAAGGATATATCGTGTAAGAACTCAGACACAAACAGTTCTAACTGAACTAGTGCACAATGTATACTAGTTGCCTGAAGTGGTTCTAGAAATCCTGATGATAAACCAATGGAAACACAGTTCTTATTTACGAACTTAACTATCCTACCAGAATCAAATGAGATTAGTCTACCAATCTCCACATCACCATGTCTGGTTTCCAACTCTTGAACAATATCATCTTGAGTTGCAAATGAATCACAATACACATATCCTCTACCAACCTTCTCACGGGTCGGTATTTCCCATGTCCATCCGTGGTCCATAGCCTCAGCTACTGTATATTCATTCTTAGTATCATCAGATGATTTGAATGTAATAGCACGATTGACAGGTAGATACTGTGAGTAATCTTCCCAACCAGAATCCTGTGAAAGTATCCTAGAGAATCCAGAACAATCTATAAAGAGGTCTCCAGTAATCTCTGTTCCATCATCGAGTGTAATGGATTTGATTTTGGAATCCTGATTGACCTTCTTTACAGTTCCTTTGAGATGTTTTATACCATTCTGAATAGATTTATCTCTAAAGTATTCAGATGTCTTATATGCATCGATGTGTAGTGCATGTCCATCTATATTATATTTCAGTTCTTCGTTGTCCAAAATATAATTTGTTTTATTCATCTTCATCAGTTTTGTGAACTGAGAAGATTGACAAACATAAGAACAATAATCAATATAGAAATCATGTGTATAGGTTCCATCAATAGGAGAATAAAACTCCTGATTAGTGTCACTCCAGTTTCTGAACTTGATACCAAGTTTAGGTAGAGCATTGATACTATACATCATCTCGGTGGGGTTGATATTGTAATGGTTCTTAGAGAACTCATGTACAAATCTACCAGTTGTACCTTCACCAACACCAATGATTGGAATCTCTTCAGATGATATGTTGATATACTCGTTACCATTCTTTATAGAAGAGAGGTATAGGGTTGTAATCCAACCCACTGTACCACCACCGATGATAACAACCTTCATGCTTTAACTCTGTCTCTCACATAACAAGGGACACCTTCAGGGTCTAACCATTTGGTATACTCAAAGTCCTCCATAGCCAACAAAACTTGCATCCCATTATCACAGAGGTACATATCACGATATCGTTTTGTGTAAGTATCTGCTTTCTGAATACGAAAGTCAGGGAACCCATTCTCTAGGGTTCCACACTCAACATAACGATAGGGAAAACGTTCGTTAAGAACTTTCATCAACCAACCTCAACAACTTCAAGGTCTTCATTCAAACAATCGATTAGAATATCATAGTCATCTAGTGGATCACCAGAGAATTCAACACCATCGTTCTCGTAATACTTACGAACCTTTTTGAAAAGTTTCGGATTCTTTACATCAAGGTAGAATTCACCATTCGCAGCAGAGCGAAGAGTAGGAAGATCCTTTTTAAACTTCGAAGTAACAGTCATTGTTCTGTTTGATTACTTTTATATTATAGTGGAACGAACCCCGTGGGGTTAAGTGAGTGGTCAGTTGTTTAACTGGCCTCGTTGTGATCTCTATACAATTTGTATATTGGATCATCAGTTGGAACCATCACAGCTGCGTGCCCGTTCTCATTCACTACTCCTAACGTCTCCCCCTTCTCTACTCTGTCTATTAGTTCATCCCATCGGTTTTGAAATTCTTCTACAGAAAAAACTTCCATCAATCTGTTGTAGTTGGTTTATTTATTACATGCTCGAAGAGGGGATCGAACCCCCGACAATCTCCGTGTAAAGGAGGTGCTCTTCCGCTGAGCTATTCGAGCTTACTCCTCCACCTGGACTCGAACCAGGGACAGGGTGATTAACAGTCACCTGCTCTACCAACTGAGCTATAGAGGATTGGAGCGGAATACCGGAATCGAACCGGTGACGAAAGGTTGGAAACCTTTAGTTTTGCCTCTAAACTAATTCCGCGAGGCGGGTCAGGAGGGATTTGAACCCCCGACCAACGCATTAGAAGTGCGATGCTCTATCCACTGAGCTACTGACCCAAGAGGTAGTTCCTATCGCCGCTAACCCTGAACTACCAAGGGGGTCACCGCAGTTGATCTCTCAACCCTTATATTATAGAGGGTGTTCCCACCCTTGTCAAGGCTTTAGTAGCTTTGATCTGTATTGGTGACTATATGTCTCTCTTGATCCCTTAATTCCCCATCCTAACCAGTAGAAAGAGGGAACCATATACTGAGCAATACTTTGTCCACTACCTTCAAACTCTGGAAGGTAACGTTGAAATATATTTTCATTAATCATATAACGTGTCTGACACTCAAGAGTGCTGGGATCACATCCATACTTTTTAGCGAAATATCCTAACCCCAGATGACGCTGTGTAGAGGTCCACTGAATGAGTCCGTACCCACCCCGATGACAATCAGAGTAAGGAACTCTAGTCCCTCCCTCGCAAATGTTGGAATGGAACTTACTTTCTTGTTTAATATTACCCATGATCGTTGCCAAGGCATTTCGATCTGTGATTCTTGTTTTTTCTTGTAGTTGTTTGAGGACATATTTTTCATTGTCTGTACATGTTGGACAGGTCCATTTGATTGGTGGAACAACTTCAATAGGTACAGCTGTGTTATTGTCTTCAGTGACATCAACTGATAAGTTGGCTCCTGTTGAGGCTTGTTGACATCCTACCAACAATGTTGCTAGTAAAGGTGTTAATAGTTTCTTCATGAGTCAAATAAAAATCTTAAATATTATAGTAGTATTATGTATCTCAGTCAAATCTCAAAGTAATCTTTGCGATAATAACGATTCATAATGTTGGAATTGTAGTACTTGGGAGTACCATCAGACATAGCTTCAGTGAGAACATTGTTCTTGAATAGTGCTTCAGTCTCAGCAAAGTTTGTCTTACCTTTTGTTTTGTGCAGTGAAAGAATTTCCCTACGAAACATGTGAGTCCCAAGGAGTTTAACATCTGCCTTCAGTTCATCAGAGGAACCGTAGTACACTTTCCAATCTGACTCCTTCTTTACTCTTCTTTTCTTTCCAGGAGGTTTTCTGTGGAACCAAAAAACTTTTCTCCCAATGTAGAGTCGTTGGTTTGTGAGATTGGTAATGAGATACACAAAACCATAAAAGTCCAAAACATCATCAGAATTAAAAGGCCGTTCCAAGTAGGTCCAGGGGTTCTCGTAGTCACACACATAATGTATTCAACTGGGATATTTATCGGTGCCAATCCCCATCACCAGTCCAGATGTATTCTGTAGCTCTATCTTTACTAGAAGGGTATTGAACCTCACCATAGACCTTTCTCACATTCTTAACTTGTTCATTAACAGGTAAAGGATGTAGATAGATGGGTTTCTCATACCACCACTCCAAAGATCTCTTCAATACCTTATGTGCCATACCACGAAAAGGTGGCCTGAGACTATCAGACCACCTCTTATAGGACAAAAGAGATTTGTTATAGGGATATCTCCCTTCTATCTCAGAGTTTAAAGTCTGAGAAAGTGTCTTTTTGTACATCCTGTTTGATTCCACCGACGACATAAGATTCAACTTCCGTTTCTTGTGGTGCCACTTGCAATCCTTTCGAGGAGATCCAGTGTTGGGTCCAGGGAAGGGGATTGTTCTTAGCAGGGATATCATAGACTGGCTTCAATCCTATACCCTTCATACGACGATTGGCGATCCACTCAACATACTGTTGCAATAGGGTATCGTTTAGACCAATCATAGAACCGTCCTTGAACAAGTAGTCAGCCCAAGCCTTCTCCTCATTCACAGCTCTATCAAACATTGCATAGACCCACTCTTCTTCTTCCTTGGCGATCTGTTTCATCATAGGATCATCACCACTCTTCCACTTATTCAGGATATTCTGCGTGATTGCAAGATGCTGATTCTCGTCACGGGCGATAAGACTAATGATCTTCGCCGACCCTTCCATGAGTTTGAGCTCACCGAAAGCAAAAGAACAAGCAAAACTGACATAGAAACGAATGCCTTCCAGGATGTTGACATTCGCAACAGCCCTATAAAGCTTACGTTTGACTTCCTTAATCTCATACTCACTTGATGGGGATCCTCTAAAATCTTCAGACCACATGCCAGTGGTTCCCCAGACTTGTGCAGTGTTGATGAAGTCATCATATGACTCTGTAACACTCTTGGCACGATCTAGGATCTTCTGATCCGTAACAATCTTATCCAATACCTCAGCTGGATTAGGATAGATGTTCTTAATGATGTATGTGTAGGATCTGGAGTGAATCATCTCCATAAAACCCCATACTTCCATACATGCTTCTAGTTCAGGCAAGGAACAATAGGGGATGAATGCCATACCAGGACCACGACCCTGAATAGAATCCAACATAATCTGATACTTCAGGTTAGAAGTATAGATATGTTTCTGTTCTGGACGAAGAGACTGATAGTCTCCTCTATCTTTCTGTAGTGAAACTTCTTCTGGTCTCCAGAAGTATCCAAGTTGTTGTGTAGTAAGTTTTTCAAACACCGGATACTTGTAGGTGTCATATCTCTGGACTCCCAGAGGCTTACCAAAGAACATTGGTTGTTTCTTGGCATCATGCACTTCGGTGTTAAACACCGTCATACCTTTCACTTGATTCATAATATCCTTGTCACCTACTGGTGAAACTTTAAACTGCACAGGATTCACACTCTCCCTCCTCGGCTTGTGATAGTTCTAATAACAATTCATCTAACTTCGACTGCGGCTCTTCATCTACTTCATCAGACTTTAAGTCATGAGTGTTCTGATAGTAGGATGTCTTCCAACCATATTTATAAGTTGTGAGAAAATCCTTTGCCATCTG